CCTTGAATTGTTCAAATGCGCCTTCATGTTTATGCCGCCCACAGGTCTTACCTCTGCCAGTTTATCCGCGAGCGTCCTTGCGTGTTTCTCGTAATTGTTGGCGTCAAGAGCGCGTTTTGCTTTTCTGACTCGGTCGTTTGCGGAAATCTGCAACGCCCTCAATTCGTCGAGTTTGTCCGCCAATTCTGCCGCTTTCTGAGATACCTGCCAAGTGGTCGTAAGGCCGACATCGGCAGGAGTCGCCATGCCAAGCTGAACCATTGCATACTTGTCCGCTTTTTCAGTGTGCTCCGCTATTTGTTTGCCTATACGTTCTAATTCTTTTTCAGCCGCAGTACATTCGTCCTGCAGTGGCTTTAAGTAATTATCGTTTATGTCGTCAGCAAGAAGTTTGCCCGACTGCATAATCTTTTCTTCTGTGCTCAGTGTCGGGTCATTCTTTATACTGCGCACCTTTTCCTTGAATGTCTTCGGTTCTTGCTGTACTGCTTGCTTGTTTGTTTTCAGCTTGGCGCTCTTCCACTGCTCGTAATCGATGTTCCAGTTGTCTTCCCAATTGCCTTGTCGAGTTATGTCGGTAATGTCAACGCCGTCAACGGAAATGACGTCGGCCACCATCGTACACCTGCAATTATACACTTCGGACGGGTCGCCGTCAGGGTCTGCAGGAAACATAAGATTTGGCGCGAACTCTTCATTGAGCGGAATCGTCATGCCGTCATATATTCTGTGCGAATGGCGCGTGCGGTTGTCGTGCACCGCAAGCCACGTCTTGCCAACCTTTATGCCCATAGACTCGGCACGTTTGTAAGCATCAAATCTGCCAGCGTTTTGGGCGCTTGTAGCCATCGTGCGCGCCGCCCTTATGTGGCTGTAACAGTTTCTTTCGCTGACCGTTTCGGCAAGCCTTTTAGCGATGTTCGGTATGCTTTCGCCCTGAAGCACGCTCTGTGTCATGACGGATTGAAGCTGTTGCTTGTTCCACTTTTTTAACTCGCCCCGTCTTATTTTCTCTGAAGTCGCCTTGCCAACAGGCGGAAGCAAATCTGGGTTATCTTTTATCAGCCTTTTTACTGTGTCCTTATCATACAGAGCAAATGACGTATCTAAGTGCGCTCCCTTTTCAATTTCGTATGTACCATAGTTGAAGTTGGCCGCATACGTGTCGTATCTGAAGTCGTTTATCATTCGCTGGGCAACTTCGTCGCTATGCATGTAGATGTCGACAAAGTCCATCCGCATATCGTACCATTTTGAGCTTATGATTAACTGTTTCTGTCTCCACTCAAGTAGGTCGCCTTGCGTTATCTCGCCGCGTAGAACCTTCTCGCGCATTATTTTGTCGGCTTCCGTGAAGTTGTTGGAGAATTTCTGCATCTTAGCAAAGACTTCACTGGACGCCTTTTGGTATTCCTGCCTTATGCGGTTTTCAAGTTCCCTGAGCTTTTTCTCAGTCTCGGCGTGCCCGTAGTCCATGCTATTCCTCTATCGCTTGTTCGTCTGGCTGTTCTGGTATTGTTATTCTGTTCAGTTCTTCGCCGCTCATTTCGTTTAGCACGTCTTCAACCTTATCAGCGTCGCCAAGCAATTCAAGTATCTTGGTGCTCACGTATGATTCTGAAAGGTACGGAGCCGCCTGAATCAGTGTTGTTATCATCTCTTCTTGATTGACTAACATTGACCGCGTGAATGTCGCTTCGTCCTCGACGCCAGCAACCGCCAAGATTCCTTGAACAAAGTCAAGAATTTGATATTCAAAATCGTCGCACTTTGCATTTAGGTTTTCGTATGCCGCCCTTATTTGAGTGGCCGTTACTGCGCCGCTTGCAATCCTGTCTGTATCAAGCGCCATAGCGTCCTTGTACAAATCCGCATCAAGCCTGTCGAGCAAGGCTTCTCTTGAAGCGTATGGTGCCTCGACTGAATGGCTCTCAGCGTTCGCTCCGTCTTCGGCTACTGTAGCCGCGTGTAGCTCACGCATATGTTTAACGAATCTTGCAAGGTCGACGTCATCCATTCCGCCAGCGTTCTGAATAGTCCAGTAAACTATCGACGCCTCGTCCACCGTGTTTGCAAATCCGCTTTTTATCAGGTCGTAGCAGTCAATCTGTTCTCTCAGCCCTACGATTTGACTTTGATGTTCTTCGTTTGCCCACAGCGGTATGATAGGGAACGTTGGGTAATTCTGTTCGTTGTAAATCTCAACGCCGTCAATATCTGATGTTGCTATCGTCCTCATGTATGAGCGTTTCGGCTCGTCCATTACGGCGGAATCATCGTTGACTCCCCACACGTACTTCGTCAGCCCGTCAAGTTCATACAACGTAGCCCTCAGTGGCTTATTCTTGTCTATCTGCCAAAACCTGACACCTGCTTTCAGTGCCCCGTCAATCTCGTCATACAAAGGCGCGAACTCAAGGTAACTGAACACTTCAACGTGGTCTTTATCAAAGAATCCGAATGCAACCTTGCCCCACAATGCTTTTGTCGCCGCGTCTTTCACCTGACGGTCAAACGAACATCTTGCAGTGCCCAGCTTATCTTCAGTCGTTTCCTCGTTCCAAGAAACGCCGTTGGCAAGCAGAAATTGCACTTCCTGTGTTATGAACCTCTTGAAGTGTCTGCAGGCCATCTTGAAGTTAGGCGAATAGTTGTCAGGAATCGCCGTTCCTGTGACTGTGTACAGTAGCTTTTGATATTCTCTTATTGTGACGTTTCTGTGGCAGTAATATTCATAAGCGTCAGATGCAATTTTGTAGTCGTCTGACATCTTGTGCTCTTGAATCAAAGCCCGCACAAAGTCCTTCCTTCTGCTTTCGTCGGTTCCGACTGCGAGCAAGTCCTGATATGTCTTCATACCTTTCCTTTCAGTAAATTAAGTAATCTTCCTGCGGTCTCCGTGGTTTGCTTATCCTCATCGTCTTTACAAAGTACCTTGTTTCGTCCATTGCGTGGTCGTTTATTTTTATCGGAACGTCCTTTGATTCGTTCTCGTCCCACGCATAACTCGCCGCCTCGCGTTTCCAGTCTTTGCAACACGGATATATTTTTATTTTGCCTGTCTTTAATGACGTGGCTGTTTCTCTTATACCGTCCTCAACTGCATTATCGGCCTGAATTACCTTGTAGCGGCCTTTCTTTCGCAGTAGCGCTATAAACGACGCCGCTGACGGGTCAATAATCGTTCTCAGCTTTCCATTTAGCCTGTGCGCTATTTGCTCTGTGAACGCGTCTATATCCTGCCCGTATTCTTCGTCTGTCTTTTGTACGCCTGAGTCGCGGCCTGAATAGTAGTACTCGTCGAATCTGTACCATACGTTCTCGTATTTGCCCCATAATCCAGCGCTGAAAGCGTTTTGAGTGCCGTAGTCAATAGATAATGCATAATCTGTAAAACAGTCGCGCAAATCTCGAAATTCAGCCGTCAGAACAGCTTCTTCATACATTGGATATATTAAACCTGTAGCCGCCGCCCATTCTCCTAAGATGTATCGCTTGAAGTAAACCGTTCCAGCGTATTCTTTTTCAAGTTCTGTTATAAACGATTCAGGTAGGAACGGATTATCATACAATGTTGACGCTTGGCAATAAACGTCTGCTTCACTGTCAATGAACGCCTTTATAAAATGATGTGGTGCTTCAGGGTTTGCAGTCCCGTCAAACACGCTATGCTCGCACCTTAAACGCGACTTCAACATTTGAAATACGCCTTCGACCCAAGTTGTCATCTCATCGCCGTATGCGTACTCGATTGACGTTCCTCGTATTCTATCGATGTGCTTTTTATTGTCAGCACCTAAACAATATACCTTTTTCCCGAATATATTTGCTGTGTTGTCGCTTTTTATTCTCCCAACAAGCGACTCGCCCCACGTTTCTCGCATTGGCTCAAGTATATTGCGCTCAAGTGTTCCTCGTGTGTTGCCTATAAGGACAACAAGCCCTTCATTCTGTAAACATTCAAGACGTTTTGGTATTACATATGTAAAATCAAGCCAGCTTTTGCCTGAACCTGTGGCGCCTACCTTAATGTTCCACCTATGGTTGCAGTTTTGTAGATATTCATTCTGTTTTTCCGATAACACTCTCAACGCCTCCAAGTATCTGCTTCACTGCTTCAAGTTTCGCTCTTGTCGCCTCATCTAAGTCAGGGTCGAGCATCAATCTCTGCACTTCAGTTCTTGCTTTGTTATACGCAATTCTTGACTCAATTTCGGCGTGATTAATGTTTTTGCCATACGTTTTATCAAGATATATCTGGAGTGTTGTATCGCCAGCTTTTTCACGAGTTACTGTTTTGACGTATCTTTTTTCAATGTTCTCGCCTTTACTCCATACTTCTTTAATGGTCTCAGTCTCAGTATAGCCGTGTGCTTGCCTCCACATATCTTCATGCAGTTGTCTTAGGCGTTCGGTGTTGTCTTGTATCAACTGAGCGCGAGCGTTTTTTATGATGTCGGAAAAGTCGGACACGCTCATATATCTGTAGAACGTATCCTTGTGTATGTTCATAGCATCGTAAATCTGCTTGTCTGTTGATGCCGTTGAAGCTATCTGTATTAATTTTCCCTTTCCTTCATTAATCCAATAAGATAATTTTGATTTCGCCATAGCAGTCCCTTGTATGGTTATTTAATGGTATACCCGCATATTAGCCCTATGAATAGCGCTATCGCGAACGTGATTATTATGGCGCTTTCGTTCATTTTACTTTTGCCTCGACTTCCGCCCTTATCTTAGCGTCTCCTATAAACTGACCCCTAAGTGCGGTAACATCTGTTGCTCCGTTGCTCTTCGCGCCTCTCGCTGATACGCAAGCATGGTCAGCTACTATGTTGACATAAATGTCGTTACTGCCTGTGGCAAGTTCTATGCAGTCAGCGATGTCTTCTGCGAGTTTCTCTTGTAATTGCAATCTCTTCGCACATAAATCTACGATTCTTGGTATTTTACTTAGCCCTATTACTTCGTATTTGCCATCGTGTGTTCTTACTGGCAAATACGCAACCGTAACGGTCATATTATACATAAGTGCTAAATGATGTTCACAATGAGAGAACACATTCTCGACAGTTTTAACAACAAGCGGATTGGATTGCACTGTGAACTTTTTGCCGTGCATATGTGCTATCTGTTCATTAGTGTATTTGTTTCCTTCAAGCAGTTCGCGCCAATATCCAGCAACCCTTTTAGGAGTATCAGCAAGCCCTTCTCTGTCAACGTCTTCTCCAAAGGCTATTAATAACTGTCTTACAGCATCTTCGACAGCTTGCGTATTAAATGCCATCATACACCTCTTTTGTCTGCGTCCCAAATGAACTTATGCATTTGAATTTGCATCTTATACCCGTTCAATTTGTTGCGCATCATATATTCTACTATTTCAACAGGTTCAATCTCGCCATACACTGGTGAGATTAGAACGTTTGTCTTTTTTACAAGGTCGTACCTGTCGCATACCTGTACCATTTTGTCAAGGTCTTTGACTGAACCAACTACGAACTTAACAACATCTTGCTTGCCTATATGGCTATAATTGCTATGCATGTTGTGATGTTCCATTCCGCTTGCTGATGTCTTGTAATCAAGTGTTATCCACGGCCGATTCGGTTGTATAGAAGCAATATTTGAAATGTCAATGCTCCCATTTGTTTCAATTTCTACGGAGAACCCATTGGCGCTTAACAATTTTATAAGCTCGTACATTCCGCTCCTGTAAAGCGGCTCACCACCTGCGAGTGTGACCATTTTCGCTCCGTTGCTTTTGCAATAATCTACAATCTGCTTCTCAGTCATAATTTCTGATGATTCAGTAGGGTCATAGCTATATGCGCTGTCGCAATACTTGCATCTTAAGTTGCACCCTTTGAATCTAACGAACGTCGTAAGGTGGCCGCTTCTTAGGCCTTCTCCATTTACGCTCAAGAATTTTTCTATAACGTCATACTTCATATTCTGCTACATTGCCCTCCGATTCCTGTACAACAACTCTCTTGCACGTTTGTCCTATCTGCTCGCATATCCACTTCGCTATGTTCTCTGCTGTTGGATTTACGCCGAGAATATCGTTCAGGTATTTATGGTCAAGCGCGTCATGTATCTTTTTCTTGATGTGCGTAAAGTCATAAACCATGCCATCTTTGTTAAGCGTTTCGCTCTCGCACGTTATGTGTAAGAGCCAGTTGTGGCCGTGAAGATTAGAGCATTTGCTTTCATAGCTGAGGTCAAGTTTATGGGCGGCGCTTATTTCAAGCGTTTTAGTTACTCTGTACATAAAAGCCTCCGTCTTTCAACGCTCTGAATCTCTGTTTGCAACTGTCGCACTGCTCGCAGTGATACTCGCCGTTTTTGTAACAGCTCCACGTGTTGTTGTAGTCAAGTCCAAGGCTGATTCCCAGCTTTACGATGTCGCTCTTTTTCATCTTAGAAAACGGCGCGTGTATAGCTACGTTATAGTGAGGGCTTGTGCCTTTGTTTGCGGCAATTTCGAACGCGTTTATGAACTCAAGCGTGTCGTCATAATACTGTCCGCTGTCAAGCCCGTTGAACCCGCCGTAAATGTCATGAACGTCATTTGCTTCTGCAAACATAACAGCATATGACAGAAGTATTCCGTTTCTGAACTCAACGTAAGATGTAGGGACGTCCGCGTCTATCTCGTTGAACGTCCTTCCTGTAGCTATGTCAGTATCTGATATGAGCGAGCATTTACTGCCGCTGAACGTCAGGTCTATCTTAAGTATCTTGTAGTCCTGATGCTCTCTTTCAGCGTTGTTCACAGCAACGTCGACTTCTTTTATCAAGGACTGACCATAATCAAAAATAAGGCACATTACCTTCTTGCCATCATTGGTAAGTTTTCTCAAAATAGTAGTGCTGTCTATGCCTCCTGACAGTAACACTACTGCGTCATAAGTGGGTCTCTGCATATTTCATCACCTTTATCATTTGCAAAATATTGTTATCGTCTGCTTTTCTTGGATTTGTTTTCATAGTTCTGTCTTTGTTTATGTTTGTTAGTTTGTGCCCATCAAAATAAAGGACAGTTCCGTATCTTGCGCCAAGAGTGTGCGTGCTTGAATCTGCGCTGTAAAATTTATATTTCCTGAGTAGATTCAGGTCATTACAGCCAAGCGCGTGCACCTTGCAGTTT